CGAAATACTATTTAACAAGTCGGATCAAAATTTAGACTCATCAAAAGAGAAAGTTTATGGAAAAGTTGTTGCAAAAAATGGCAAAGAGCACTATTATATTAGAGTACACCAGAGTGTGCCGTTCGACCCAATGGGGACATACGCAAAAAGAGAGCAGTATGTAGAGAGCAAACTCCAGAGCGTGTCAAAACCAACATTTGACTTTTACATGATGTACTTAAAAACAAAGAATACTATTTATATGACAAGAGCAAGAAGAGGTTTAACAAATGACTAAAAAGGGACCACTAAGTAATGTAGATAAAGACTACATCAGGAATAATATCTCGACTCCGGCAACCGAGCTAGCAAAACATCTTGACCGAGCCGAAGGAACTGTCAAAAAGTTTTTAGATTCAATATCAAACATGATGGATAACAGCGCCGGTAACCGATCTAAATCTTTTGATATGTTTGCAAGGAACGGCAATGGGGCTACGGTTATGACACCAAATGCCTCGGAGCTAACAGATGAACTTAAAAAAGAGACTAAGCTATCCACCAAGGCACAAAACTGCATAACGAGTATAAGAAACAATGAGTAACCAAGAATGGCTGTCGAAGTACAGAACAAACAAAGAAGGCATATGGATCAGAATAAAGCTAACTGACGGCAGGCAGTTTTACCATGACCAATACAGCGGCTGGAAGGAAATAAAACGCATCTGCGAAAAAGAAGGCGTCTTCATAGAAGAGATGAAAATGTCTTTCAAGTCTCATATGGTAGACATTGACATTGAAGGCGCAGAAGCTGTGTATTTCATTAGAGCTGCTATGGGGCAAATTGGCTCGCCAACAAAAGACTACTACACCACTGGAGTCTTGAAGGATGGCGTTGTCTATAAAAAGATGTGGCTAATCCCAGAGCTGGTTGTAGAAAAAGAACTAGAAGACGAGTTAAGCGAGTGTTTTGAACAGGCTTTTATATACAATGAAAAAAAGAAACCGAACAGAAAAAAGCAAGTACAAACATGAATCTACGGGTGACTATTGCACTTGCTCTGCTTACGTAGCCGAAATAATGTGCCGCAAGAACGCAGAAAATAAAAACCAAGGCTCGCTGCCGTACAAGTTCTGGAGCAAGAAGCCTTGGGACTGGACATTTAAGAGGCAGATGTTCGCCGCCAATAAAATTCTTAAACAATTTTCCGAGGAGGCTTTAGTAAAAGCCATAAACTCATCTGAGTTTAAAGGTATCTTTTCTCTAAATCACCCAAAAGTTATTGGGCTAATAAAGAAGTATCAGCTATTATTAGATCAGAGGAACTCTAAACCGAAGCAAGAGATAAAGGCAAAGCCGAACGCAAAGAAAAGAAAGAAGAGTTACGGCAAGGGGAATATACTAGACAAACTTAGGAAAATAGAAAATGGCCAAGAAGAAGAAGACATCTAAAATTGAACACAAAGACCCGATTGTTGCGGGTATATCTAAGAAATACGGAAATATCATTGAGTCGGGAACCAAAGTTCTTGAATCGTTAGAGAATTACGACACCCTGAGTGTCAGCCCTGTTCTTGATCTGGCTTTAGGTGGAGGCTTAAGAGAAGGACAATGTGTAGTAATGACCGGAGATCCCAAGACCGGCAAAACAACAACGGCGCTTTACGCTGCCGCAAAAGCACAGGCCAAAGGAAAGAAGGTTTACTATCTTAACACCGAGGGCAGACTTACAAAAGAGAATTTCCGTGGCATTAAGGGGTTGAACATTGAAGAGATACAAATAGTTCAGGCGACAGACGACACCCCTATAGTCTCCGCTGAGACATATCTAAACGTCCTAGAAAGATTAATCAAGGAAGAGCCGGATCTTTTTGTGATCGTTGACTCTAAGTCGAACATGGTTCCACAAGATGAAATTGACGGCGAGATTAGAACCGGAGTGAGAAACGCATTGCCACGCTTACTATCTATGTTTTTTAAGCGTATAAGCGGGGATGTAGCTAGAATGAAAGCAATCGCCGTCTTCATAACGCACAACATTGCAAATACCGGCGGCTCAAGATTTTCTCCAAGCAAAATGGCAGACTGTGGAAACATGCTGCAATTTCAAGCGGGCACAAATATGGTAATTACCCATCGTGGTAAATGGGAAGTTCCAAAAGAGTCTGGAAACCATGTTGGTCAGGTCGCCAACTGGATAATCAAAACCTCTGCCGCAGGAGGAACACCCATGACTACAGCGTCTAGCTGGATTAGGTATGGTGTGGGAATTGATGAAGCTCAGGAGCTTGCACAAATAGGAACTGACTTCGCCATGATATCGGCAAGAGGGGCGTGGTACACATTTACAACGTTTGTAGAAAACAAAGACAATCCAATTATCAAGAGTTGGCTAGTAGACAATGAGATTGAATTAACCGACGAAAGTATCGAGAGGGCCTTTAAGTTTCAAGGTATGGAAAAGGTTGTCAACTTCCTTAATGATAATCCAGAATTAATGGACTTCTTGTACGATGAGATAAAAGAAATTTTATTATGAAGGTAACTGGGTTAAATGGTAGAGAGTATACACTAGACCTTAAAAGATACTCTAAAAAGAGGGCTAAGTGCTCATACTACCACAAGCTTGCGAGAGACCTACTCTCAGAAATGTTTTCCGGATACAGTGTGTACGAAGAGGTAAAACTTCCCGGTTCCGTCAAACCTTCAAAAAAATCAGTTTTATACCTTGACTTCTACATTCCAAATGCTACAATAGCTGTAGAGGTTCATGGTGAACAACACTTTAAGTACATCCCATACTTTCACAAGAGCAGAGCCGGATTTGCTATGGCAAAGAAGCGTGACCTTGATAAGAAAGAATGGTGTAGAGTAAACGATATTGAATTAATTGAACTCAGGTGGGACGACTCACTAGAATATTGGAGATATAAACTTGAACGCAGAGGATAGACTTAAGCATTTTCTTGATGGCATAGAAAGTTACATAACTGCAAAGAATGTTGTTCCGACTAAATTCAATCCTGAGTTCGCACTTGCTGAGACACTAAGCTTGGACGACTTAGAGAAGCTGACACAGGATGACTGCTTTAATTTTGCATATCAACTTTACCAGTTTGCAGACCACGTATCCAGTGAAAGAGCGCACGCAGAAAATGTAATACGATGGTGTAATGTCACACTACAGAGTATTATTTCCACAGAGATCAACAACGGTGTCTGGGATCAGTATGCTAAGCACGACATAAAGGTAGCAACTATCTTAAGAAATGACGAGCTAGCTAGAAGAATAAATGACTGGAAGATGACAGCAGAGGGTAGGCTTGAGAATATAAAAAACAGAGAATACAACGTTCGCCGCAAGGCTGATATCCTAATCGAAAAAGGAAAAAGAAGATGAGTGATGATATAGTAAAGGCACTTTTAAATTCACTTACACCAGAACAGAAGAATGATCTAGTTCAGAGTTTGCTGAATAGTAATGTTAAAAGCGATGAGGTCATACCTCAAGACAAGGAAGTCTCGCAAGAATCAAATGTCAAGGAAGATTTCACTGTAACGAGAAGTGAAGATTTTTTAGAAAAAAGGAAGACTGTAGTGAGAGCCAGAAAAAATCAATGGATCGATGATGGCGAAGATAGAGATCCAGATTTTGACCCCGCCAAATTCGAGAGAATGGGAAAAACTTCTAGGAATAGAGGTAAAACCAAAAAGAAAACAATAGAGTGCCATGTTTGCGGCAAGACTTTTAGCATTAACGCAAGTTTAGTTCATGGTGAATATATAAGATGCAATAAATGTACAGGAAGATAGTATGGATTCCCAGCTTTGTGATACCGGTGCGGAGCGTGCAGTCTTAGCAGGACTGTTCGCTTACGGACTAGAATCTTACGTCGAAATAAACGACTTCATCTCATGCGGTAGCTTTGCTAACCGTAATAATCAAGTAATCTACAAGTGTATAGAGAAGATACTGGAAAGCGATGCTGCCGTAGATATACCCTCTTTACTTTCTGCCGCAGAACAATTAAACCTTTCTGAGACTATACAAACCCAACAAGAACTCGACTACATTAAAAACTTGATGGACTATCCCGTCAAGAAACAAAATGTACTGCACTTTGCGGCACAAGTCAAAAAATTTGAGTTTGCTCGAAACGCAAAACGTATAGCTAAGAAAATAGACTCGGACATCTCCTCCATCGTTGGAGATGAAACGATTGACGATATCATTAGCTTGGTCGAGATGCCGCTAATGGATTTCTTACGCGACGACGAAACCGGTCAAAAGCCTGAGATGTTGGGCGATAATATAGACGAATACGTTGACTTTTTAGTGGAGAACAAATGTGACCAAATCGGACTCTCAAGCGGCTTCCCTAGGTTTGACACTGTTATTGGTGGTGGCCTACGCCGCAAGTGTGTTGATCTTGTATCTGCTCGCCCCGGAGTTGGCAAGTCGGTGTTTGCTGATAACGTAGCTCTACACAATGCAAGACAGGGCGTTCCGGTTCTAATGCTCGACACTGAGATGAGTAAAGAGGATCACCTGAACAGAATTTTATCTAATATCAGCGGAGTCCCTATCGGGGAAATCTCTACAGGTCAGTTTGCAGAAGATGATGAAAAGTTAATCGCTGTTCGTAATGCTATGGACGAGATCAGGGACATACCCTATACATATGTTAGCGTTGCTGGCGCCCCATTTGAAACCATTCTAAATACAATCAAGAGATGGATTCTGCGTGAAGTGGGTCAGGATGAGAATGGTAAGACTAACGAGTGCTTAGTTGTATACGACTATCTAAAATTAATGTCATCATCTGGTATCAATAATAACATCCAAGAGTATCAGGCGCTTGGGTTCCAGATCACAAACCTACACAACTTGGCTGTTAAGTATGATTTCCCCTGCCTATCATTTGTTCAGTTAAATAGAGATGGCATTACAAAGGAATCTACAGACGCTGTGAGTGGCTCTG